GCGCCAGCTGTACCTGACAGCGTGTTGGCCCCGTCAGTGCTGAAAGCTACGAGCTGCGGCGTACCGGCTTTCTGGGTATCCCGCTGCGCGACAACGCCGCCGCCTGTTGTGACGAAGGCTGTGGACGTCGTGATCGGGCCAAGGTGCAAGTGGTTCAGCAGCTTGTTGTACGCTTCACCGAATGCGCTGGATACTTCGGTCACGCGCCAGGTCTGGTTAAAGCGGACGAACTCTTTGGTGAACTGGAAACCCAACGTCCAGACGTTGATTTTTACGACGGCTTCCTGGCCGGGTACGATACTGCCGAAGATAACTTCGCCGCCTTCGACGTGTTGCAGGAACGCGCCCTCGACCGAGCCGAGCTCGTCGTAGGTCAGCGTCTTCGGCAGGTTCGGGTCGCTGGTTTTGTTGTAGAGACGGGTGTAGACCAGCTCGACTTGCTGACGGCCTTGGTAGACGTCGTAGGTGACTTTCTCAAGCAGTTCCTGGGCTGCGCCGGCATCGGTGCCGATCATTTCGGCCAGGGTGACATCTTCACCCCACTGCACACCGTTCCAGTCGTCTTTTTTCATTTCGGCGAGGACGAACTCGCGGGCTTTACTGCCTAATTCTTTAACATCCATACTAGCGGTTCTCCAGATGTCGCACCCATGCGACGTTATTTGCGTCTTTGGCTAGGACTACGCGGGCAAACGCGACCACGCCCGCGCCAGCTGTACCTGACAGCGTGTTGGCCCCGTCAGTGCTGATGTAGATAAGGTCACCTTTAGCGCCGGTCACGCCGCTTGGAAGTTCAGCCTCCCACACTGACTGCTCAATCTCAGCAGCGACGATATCGCCAGCTTCACCGGCTGCAATCGCGAAGCCATGCCACCCTTGGGCATAGACAGGATCACCGGCCTCCCAGGTTCGTGTAGAGGGCACAACCAGGTCGATGGCCTTGCCATCGCTGCGCCGGTTGGCCTTGCCTTTGTACGTAAGCGCCATATTCTGCTCCTCTTAATCCTTATACTTTGGTGAACTTGCGGGCAGTCGTCTGCCGCTTGCCGTCATTAGTTGGGCTCAGATTTGGCGCCCCTGACTTATCTTTGATAATAGCTTTTGCGTCATCAGTTTGCAATACGCGTTCAATAGTTTTCGTGACGGATTCGTCTTGTTTCATTTCGCTCAGCACCATCTGCTTGATGACGGGGCGGGCTTGCGAAGCCTTGACGCGGTCGCGCAGCTCATCGTCCAGCTCGTGCTTGCGGATAGTCTGCCGCATCTCCGCGATTGTGTCAGTTACTTTGGTCTTGTCGTCGATGCCGAGCTGCTTGCGCACGTCAGCCATCTCACTGATAACACCGGAGGTTTTCTGGATTTCCTCGACCAAATCCGGGTTGTGCTCTTTCATTTCACTTAAGGTTGCTTCCTTGATAGCCTGTTTTTTATCCACGACTTCATCCCTTCTTTTATCATCCTTCATTTCACTTGCGATCAGCGGCGTGGCTGACACGGGCAGCCCTTCGGCACCGGGCCGTGACCAATCCACGCTTTCCAGGCGAATCTTCGCTATGTCGTACGTCTTCTTGGTGCGGTCGTACCAGCCATCGAACTTGCCGTAGATTGAAACCGACACCTTCTTGCCCAGGTCCTTCGCCACCTGCAAGTATTCGCGGCGACTCTTGGCAGAGGGGAGTACGTAACCCTTGGCATAGACGACCTTCTTGCCGTCCATCTCCTTGAGGACAGCACCCATCCAGATGGTCTGCGCATTAGGCGTCTTGTGTTTGCGCTGCTCATCAGTCAGATGGCCGCTGTAGCCGTCCGGCAGATCGCTGTTGATCTGATCGGCTATCGACTGGATATTGTCGGCCGTGTACTTACGTCCGTTTTCACTGGTGCCTTCGCACGCGATAGGCATGGTAACGAACATCGGCTTTTTGTCACGCTCTAGGATTTTTTGAATCTTTGCCGTGTCGATCGGGATAGCAATATCCCCTGATGCTTCAGCGTCGGCCGTCATCTCGGCGATTGTCGCCGTATACGGCTCTAGGATGTGCGTCGAAAACTCATCTTTCATACTACGCTAATCATAATCTGATTCGTAGGATATGGCAATTATTCTTGGTTGCCTGCATTACTAAAGCAAGTATCGGTTGGATAGGTGTTCGCTCCTACAAGTTCAATAAGGGGCTGTTTTGGCGGCTCAGTTGGCTTTACGTGGCAGACTGCCCGTGCGGCGACATCTATCGATCGTATATACATGATCTGTCGCGTTTGATGCACGAGTAGCACATGCCAGCCATCGCTCGTCGATAAAGTGTAACCCACTAGTGGGTCAATGCGTCCGGTTAGGCTAACTTCCTCTGCCGGAAGCCAAGGTCTGCGCAAGATATCTGACGCAATGGCACCGTTAAACGGAACGCGATAAGTCGCATCGACAAGGAGTATGGCGTAGGCGGTAACTAGCACCATCACAATTCCATAACCTATCTTGCCTATAGGCCAACGCCAGATCCACCATAAGAATCCCTTAAATAATGATCGTTTATCACTAGAAAGCCGAAGTGTATTGGAGGAATCAGGTGGCCGTACCCATGATCCTGGGTCTATAAACGCTATTAAAAGTGCTAACCCTGCACAGATAAGCAACCATGGCCATCTGTCCCACAAATTCAACCACTCCCGTTCGCGGTCATCAGTAAGCCAAATTGTGTTTTGTAAGTACTCTAGAAAATTACTAAACCCACTCCTAATTACCCGGATTACGGACGTTATATCGTCTACTCTGGGCCAAACGTTTAATTGGCGCCAGATATTTACGGATCTTGTGGAAGCCTCCCGTTGCCCGTCTGTGAGAGATGCAGTATGTGCGGGCGCAATGAATGCAGTCGCCAGAGCTGTCAGAAATACGTAGCGCCAACGGCGGAACATGACCAAAACAATAAAAAGAGCAGGCATAAAAAGTGGGAGTAGGGGCACAACGGTGCCCAACAATGTGCTGACTACACCGGTAGAGGATGCAATCGTGGTGGCGGTTGTCGTGTCATAGTTTGAGATAATGATTAACCGCGTAGCAGAGGCGAATAAGATTACGACGGGTGACAGCAAGAGCGCCTTAACAACTCTTGATGAACGTTCCGTGCCACTGATCCGTCGTGCCATTGCTTACCTCCAAGCTCTAAGTGCTACTTAGACTGAGGAGAGGCAGCCTACTGACGTCTCGTAATATTTGCAACAGTATTATTTAACGTCCGTAACGCTATGCAGCTGCAGGATGTAGTTTGTCATGCGGATAACTATGGAATGCTCGGCTTGCTCAATGTCAAATTCGAGAGTATAGCGCGCACACGCCTCCTGGTATAAGTCTGATGTTACAAGGTGCATCACCTCGTGAAGGGATCGAAGCCGCGCGGCTAATCGAAGATGCGTACGTAGTGGCGAACGTATCCTTCTCCGGTTTCTTGTGGAATACGTAAATTTTCCAGTCAGTCAGGCCCAGCTCCCGCTGCCAGTAGTAAACATAACTCTTGAACTTCTCGAAATCAGCGGTAGAGGTTTTCACTCCTCGCTGCCGTCGCCCTCTTGCTTGTAGCGCAGCTCCGAAGCATCAACCTTGCCGTCATTCACAACAATAGAAGTCTGATGGTTCGGGTTCTTCGGGCAGGTGGCCATGCTGGACCAGCTGTTGCCGGTCATAGTGACGCCCTGGTCCAGGCGCTTGAGCTCAAATGTCTTGTCGCCGAGCTGGTGGGCGACTATGCCGTCACAGTGCGGGTCGGCGCACTGGATTTTCTTGACGGCCATTTCTACTTGGCTTCCTCGAAGTACTCCGGGCACTCATCGACATCGCTCTGAGTGACTAGGAGCTTGGCGGTGTGGTCCTTGTCCAGCTCAATGAGGATTTCGTAGGACGGTTGGTAATACTCAATTTTCGAGGGCCCGGCCTCCAACTGCTCTGGTGGGTAGACCGCGATCATCTTGCGGAGGCGATACTTCCGCGCCATTACTTTTGTCCCCGCTTCCTGCTAGCGCCGCGCACCATGTCGCGCAGCTTGCGCTGGTCCAACTTCGGATCGCCGATCTTTACTTTCCGCTCGCCGTAGTACGGCTTGCGCTCTCTATTGATTGATTGCCCTGCATTCTCTGCCATAGTTTCTCCTATTTAGGCTTTACGCTGTGATTATATCAATTAATTTGCCCGGAAGCGATGAGTCGCTTTAGGCGCTCCTGGGACATGATGCGAGCCACTACTCTGCATAAATCGTTAGGATGTCCCGGTGGAAGGTTACGGCCTGTATACGGACCGCCCGCAGCCCAACCGTCGCACTGGTCAACCTTTGGATGGCGATTCGACTTAACCCAGTCGTAGTCTTCCAGATAGGGCCGGTCATCAAAGAAATCCACGACAGACCTCCGGTAAATGTTTCCCATCTCCGACCGCACGATGCGCATGCTGTTGTACTGGATCGAGCCGGATGGAGCGCCGCGGTAGACGTAGGTGCTCGCCCGGTTGCGCAGGCGGGCTGCATCCCGGTACGCCTGCGTCTGCGGGTCCTTCGGCGTCATGACCACGGCGTCACGTATTTGGTAGGCCAGCTTGCGCGGGTCTATGCCGGTATCTACGCCTGTCTGAACCATCTGGTAGACCGTGCGCTGAAAGCCCCGGCGGACGTTGACCACCCGCTGCTCGAAGGTGTGCTGATCCTCCGGGTGCTTCTGCGTGGGGAAGCGTTGCCGGATAGTTTCGCGGTAGCCCAGGAAGCGGCCGCCCATGAACTCCTCCTCGTTCGACGCACCGGCTGCACGGAGTAAGGGGAGCAGAGCAGCTGCATTTTTGTCGGCCTGGAGGCCGCCCGTGTTCGCTACCGCACCGGTCACGATTGCCCGGTACCGATCGACATACTCACGTATAGCTTGGTCAATGAGCGCTTGTGTACGGCGGTTTCTCCGCGCGTTGTGCAGGATGATGGTCGCCAGACGGACGCCAAGGGCGCTGAGGAGTGCCGTTATAGCTGCTTCAGTGTCCCGGACGAGTTCGAGGAAGTCGCGGTTGTCAGGCTCCATCAGGCAGCCCCGTTATCGTCCTCAAGCTCATCTTTGATACGGTTTGGCTGGTCGGGAAAGACATTATTGCGGGCGTTGCTAGCTGCTGCATCCTCCCGTGCCTGCTTAACCTCGGCGGCTTTATCCTTGATACGCGGCCCGACCACTGATAGCGTCAGCGCCGTTTCGTCGGAGATGATGCCCTTATCGAGCAGCATGTCGATAGTCTCTTTGGTCAGTTTTTCATCCTCGTCGACGATCGGCGGGAAGGATATGGTGATCGGCACGCCATTTTTCCATATATTGTAGAAGTCAGGGTCGCCGGCCATCATCTGCCGGAAGATATAGGCGTCGATCAGTTTGCCCAGAACCTTCTTAAGCTGCTTCCGCTTGCGGCGGGCCTTGGCGACGATGACTACGACCTGCTCGCTGACGGACGCCTTGGATGAGGCCACGGCCGTGCCGAGCAAAAACTCCGGTGTCTCCGAAGCCTGGATAATGTTGTAAAAGATGTACTCTAATAGCTTGCCGCTGTTCTCGGCGGTTTTGTCGGTCGTCATGTAGCCGGCCTTGCCCGCCGGGTCTTTGATAGTAATTACATCCTCACGTCCCAAGCTCTTGATTTCCTTTGTGACGCCGGTGAAGTAGGGGATAGGCGCGTTGTTGTAGACATCGTTCTTGACTGCGCCGCCTAGTACATCGTTATAATCCTTGTAGAAAACCAGGAGGTTCTGCAGCTCGGAGTTGCCGTACAGGGCCTTGCGCTCCGGAGCGTTGGCGTAGTGGATGACCGGCAGCGGCATCTCAACGAGGCTGGCGGCCGCTTGGCTAAGGTCTACGTCCGTCGGCGTCGGGTCGAACAGGCCGTCCTCGGTATACCAGCGCGCATAAATGACTTGAGCTTGCTCACGAGTCTGGTTCGCTTCCAGGCGCAGGTACCGCACGCTAACCTGCCTAATCTCCCGGATATAGGTAACGGTCTGGCCGTCTTCCTCGACGTCTTCAGTAATGTCGTAACCAGTGATGACGCCGCTTAGGGGGTTGTACTGAATATCAACGGTGTCCGGGTCCAGGTCTTCCACCTGCCCGTCATCCCTGACCAACACAAAGCCGTCACCGTCCCGGTAGGCGAACAGCGCCAGGTCGAAGATTTCACTTTCGTGCGCCTCGATCCAGCTCTTGAGCTTTTCCTGGGCAGCCTGGTGGCTGGCTATTTGGTCGGCACCGTCAACGTGAGCCTCGAAGCCATTACCGATAGCGAACGCCGCCGTAGCGTTGCAGATGGCCTTGGCGGTGGCAGCACCGCGTATATAGTCCGTACCCTTGCCGTTGTAGATCGAACAATAGAACAGGGCGCGCCACAGGTCGTAGTCATTGCGGGAATAATCGACCGTCGGCCGGCTGCCCCAAAGATTGCCCACCCAGCCGATTATCATGCTGAGCGGGTTCTTGCCGGGTTTCC